GGTTCGCTGGCCAGCCATGCCGATACCGCGCGCGCGGCTGTCGATGTAGTTCAGATCGTCGTTGATCAGCACATTCGCGGTAATGCCAATGATGTTGCCGATCAGCTTCGCGCTGACGCTTTCGGCCTCGCCATCCGGAATGGGCTTCGAGCGGTAATCGCCGCCTTCGTCCTGCTCTTCCAGGTCTGACAGCAGTCCAGGAGTGATACGCTTCCACTCGCGGAGGTCGCCGACGCTGCCGATCTTGCAAAACTGCGGATAGGTGGCAGGGGCAGACTCGAAGCCAGCAAGTACCAGCTTGTGTAACGTATTCTCCAGGATGATCGGAAAATCCGAAGTGGTCTGAAGATTCAGAACGCGAGACGCAAGGTCACGGTTCGCAATCCCGTATGGGTTGTGCCCGGCCTTGACCAGGCAATCCCGAGCGAGATCCATCAGGGTATGGCCTCTCCACGGGTTCTGGTAGTCAACCTTGTCGCGGCCCATGCGAGACATGGTGGCCATAACCATACCATCGCGGACCTTGTCGCTGGAATCAGCGCCAGCCTTAAACTTCGGGATGTCCATCTCGCGCATGAGGGGCGAGCCGGTATGCGACGACTGGTGTCCAGCGGAAACCTGTACCGGCTTATATCCATCCTTGAAATAACCGGTGATACGGCGAAGGGCCTCGGTCTCGCTGCAATTGATATCGCCGAGACAGTCATTCATCAGCGCCAGCATGGGGTCGCCGCGGTCGGTCTCATCGCCGAACGAGAAGTTTCCGTTCTGATCGTAGAACTGCGCGCGGACGGCTTTCTGCCGAGCATGCTCGGCGCGGATGCCTTTCTGCTGGCCGCTTTCGGTGGCGGCTTTGTGCTGTGCCATGAAGGTGGGAACCACAGCCTCCTGGGGCGGAGCAGTAGTAGCGGGATTGACGGGCAGCGCCTGGCCGCCAACATCGGCGTTTTCGATAGTCATAGTTTCCTCGGGGTTAACGGCGGCTGCCGCGGTGGGTGAAAATCTTTCTGGCGGACGATAGCACGCGGCTATGTCCATTGATTGAGCTGTGATTGAATCGATCAGTCCGAGACGAAGCGCCTCGGGGGCAGGAAACAAGTGGTCCTTCCCATCCTTTAGCCACGTGTCTATAGTCTCTCGCGACGGACCATCTTTGCGCTCATATGCTGACGCAATCGCATCAGCATACGTGTCAAGAACATCTGCTGTTTCCCTGAACTGCACCGCATTTCCTTGAGCGAATGACCACGGCGCATGGACCATCATCATTCCATTTGCCGCCATAGTCGTCACTGGGGCATTGGCGGCAATCGCCGACGCTATGGAATATGCTGATACATTTATGTCAGCAGACAGGCCGCCATCATGGCGATTCATCGCTGACAGGATTTTCATCCCGCCAGTCACAGATCCACCAAAGCTGTCGATGACAAGGCGCAGTTCTTTACCGCTGTTATTCTTTATACCTGAGACGATTTCGTCAGCGTCAACAGACTCGGTATCGTCCCACATACCGATGTCGCCATATATTTCGATCTCGGACGTTTTCCCTAAAGCCTTTACATTTACGGTCATTCTGCTTCCTCGGTATCACTGGCGGGAACTGCCGGCTCTTCCGGTTTCGGGCGAACTACGGGTGCCGGCTCTTCAGGCATTGCATCATCTGCGTCCCGCTCGGCATCCACCTGTGAAGGCACGCGGCCAAGCTTGCGGATGATACCGGGGCGACTATCCCAGCCCTTCTCTTGGTCCAGGGAATAAGCGTCTCTGTCCTTTACCGGATCGATTACAGGCATTTGCGGCCCATCGATGCGGACGTTCATGATGGTTTTCTTATCGGCTCGCTTTAGAGCTCTGGCCGGTAACAACCCCTTCCTGATCATTGATTCTAGGGGTTGTTCATACATCGCCGCACGAGCGAAGTCAGAGATGAACTTGGACCGATCCATTTCGGTCTTTCTAAATGTGTCAACTACTTCAAGCCGCTGTGCGGCGTAAGAGCTGTCAAACACTTGCATGATCTGGCTGAAACCGACGCGACAGCAAGCTGCAACGTGCCGAACATCCTCGCGAACGAACTCGACCGCGTTCTGGTTCGGGTGCTGTGGGTCATGGAAATTCACAGTCTCGCCGGGTGCAAGGCCATCAATCATTTGGAGGCGCTCGAACATCCACGATCGCGACGGCTCGATGGTTTCGCCTGTTTCTGAATCTGTCGGAAACGGCTCCATGTCAATCGCGCGATTGACCGACATAAAAAGGTCCGCAGACGCACGGGCAGCAAGCCTATGTGACTGTTGGAATTCGCCAATATCAGCGATGCGAAAAATCACTCGTGCGAACAGGGTAACGCCTCGGGTCTGGACGGGTCTGGAAGTGCGTTTCAAATGCCACATATCCTGCGCAGGCACGCGGATTGTGTTTTTCCATCCGGCCAGGCCAACACCGTACTCATTCGGGTTGACATGATACGCAACAGGCATCCCCCATTCGTCCTTTTGAACGGACTGAATGATGGTAGCGCCGTCGTACAGACCTGTCCCGTCAAGCGGAAGCCAATCGTTTTCCAGGATCTGCACCCGATAGTCCAGATTGGAGTCGCCCCTGTTCATCATGACTCGGCGAACGAACGATTCTCCGTCGACATCCCAGGTCTGCCATACCATTCGCTCAAGCTCTTGCCGCGTGTACTCGCCGGTAACGTCTACAGATTTGGACCAAGACTCGTGTTCGTGACGAATCGCGTCATTAAGCTCTGGAATAAGTTTGCCTGCTTTGTCCTTCACCAAGGGCTCATATGTGAGCCCTGAGCATAGGCCATTTGTGAGGCGGGCATCGATCACAGCTCCAGCAATACTGGAATTGTCTGCGAGCTGCCGAGCCCAATTACGGAGCGTCAGACCTGAGACCGACGCTTCGACATCGGCCGGCTGACTTTGCGGCGGAGGCATATGGTATGGACTTGGACGCCCTGCCTCATACCTCGCCGCGATTTTTTCTGGTGCGCCCATTTGCCTTACCATCCTCGGAAAGCGGGGTTGTAGATCCCTCGGCGCACCTGCGACCGAAAGCCGCCTTGCTGTTGTTTCAGAAGGTAGTCACGCTGCTTGGTCAGCGCGTCAAAGTCGTACTCGTGCATCCTTCCATCCTGATCTACTGTTTTTGTTCGACCAGTAGACAGGATGGCATTGATACGTGCAATTTCTGCGGAGTAATCTGCCATTGGCAACTATTCGGTTATTCCTAATAGTTGCCAATTCTATACGGCTGCATGGCCAATGTCACCGCATAATTCAAAACCGTATTGTGCGTGGAGCCATAGCAGGGGTGCGAGATTGTGCAACTGGCGTTCGGTTTGGTGCAGGAGAAACCTTCTTCGGTGCAATCTCGCGCGACACGTCCGGGTTGGCCAAAAGGAATGCAGCCATTGCCATCTTCCGGCAATCGAGCGCTTCATTGCGCTTCTGTAAAAGGATCCACTCGCGGCTCGCGCGCCCGTGGACGTACCGGGTAACAAGCTTCTCGGCAGTTAGCTGCTGGAAATAGTCCTCTGCGTAAGTGTCCGGGAAGTGGCAGAAACCAGGACCAGGCGCTGTGACCTTGAGCCGCTTCATCACTGTCAGCTTTGCCTCAAAGTCGCCAAGAAGCTCAGGGCGGTACTTTGTCAGTTTCTGCCGGCGCAATCGCTTGCGTCGATTGTGCTCCATCTCGATAAAAGGCTTGCCCTCCCCTGGTACGCCTTTGAATCCGAACGCATGGCGATTACCCAATCGCTTCAGAAATGTCTCGACTCGCTTCGACATAAAGCCGTGATCGATCCCGATCGCCGACAGCCGCATTTTCACACCAGACTCATGCATCCATGAATCTTCTAGATACGGCAGTAGTTGCTCCATCCAGTCATCATCCTGCGAAGGATCGCCCGGAATGATCTCGTATGCAATCGACCACGACTCTTCCCTATTTGCGCCCCAACCCACGACCTCCATCTCCCATCGATTGCCCTGCGTGTCGACTCCAGCAGTGAGACAGCGCACGTCCTGCGGGACCTCGGCCGCATACTCATCCCTGCGGTTATACAGATCCTGGTACCTGAGCTCTTCGCCTGTCTCTTATACACATCTGACGCTGCCGACGAAGGCTTAGGTGTAGATCTCG